AAGAGGTCCGAAATTAATGTATACTGAATCAGTATCTGATGCCACCACATAGTCTACTTCTTCCGTACTAAGTAACTTGTTCAAGTAGGTATTTATGCGGTTCTCTATCCATCGTATAGATACTTGTCCTGATAGAGTAATTGCCTCTGCATTTGCTAACTTATAATACCTAAAGTACTGATTGCCTATAGCACCATAAGCACTATTAAGAGAAATCTTCTTTGCCATTTGGATATTATTGCATCTTGCAATTTCCTTCTCCAATGCCTCAGTGGGAGTCTTCTCATATGCTTGCTTTGCCTCCAACATTTTCTTCTTGAAGATGACCCTTTCTGCATACATCTTCTCCATTAATTCAGGAAGAAATCCTTTTACATCTTTTCTATACTGTGCTCCATTAGCACAAGTAGCATAGTCCTCAGTTAAATCAATCTCTTTATTTAAAAACCCTTCAACG